ATATTTTCTGCGGACAAAGACCTCACACAATTAATTTCCGAAAATGTAACAATATATTCTCCGATATCTAAAACATATTTTAAATATGGAGATATGATTAGTTTAAATAAAGTTAACATACCACATTATAATGTTGCCTTATGTAAAATATTTGTTGGAGATAAGTCAGATAATATCGATGGAATCCAAGGGTTGGGTGAAAAAACTTTAGTTAAATTATTTCCAGATATGCTTGAAAAATCATGCACTATTGACGAAATTTTAAGTTATGCCCAAAAAATCGAGCAAAAAAAACCTATAAAAAGTTTATCAAATATTTTGACTGGTAAAACAAAAAATGGTATACTTGGAGAAGAGTTTTATAAGACAAATAAAAAAATCGTAGATTTGTCTGAATGTTTAATAACTGATGATGCAAAAGAATTAGTTGAACAAATGTTAAACGATACGATTGACCCATCCGATAGAGGATATAAAAATTTAATGAGATTTATGATGGAAGACGGACTTTTTAAGTATCTTCCGAAAAATGATGAGGCTTGGATAAATTTCCTAAAACCATTCATGAAATTAATAAGAAAAGAAAAACGAAAAAAATGAGCACAATTAAAGAGCAAGACATTACAAAAATGGAATTTCTTTTAACACTAAATGACAACATTATTGTACAAAGATTTTTCAATGTTAGAGGTTATAATCCAAAGGCAAAAAATTCTGTGGATTTATATGAGTATATTAAATCCCTTAAGGAAGACCTCCAATATTATTTAAAGATGAAGACAGTTGTTTATATGATGGACAATGTTGATTCAATTATGGCTGACCCAAACATAATGGAGACATCTTTTACTGAAGGACCTGAGATTTTTAACATTTTTGTTAAGGTTGGAGAACAGACAATTTGTCATAGAATTTTTGATGGCAAAATGTTTCCGCCAAAAGTTCGTTATACAGTTGACGTAAGACCATTTTTAAAAGATGTACTTAGAGACTTAACTGACATCTTTTCAGATGACAAATTAAGTTACAAATATTTGAAATTTGATTTGAGTATGTAAGTATTTAATTAATAGGGGTCAATAATATTATGAATAAAAATTTTGATTATTTAGGAAACACTTTCCAAATACAGTTATTAAATCAGATTATAGTAGACAAAGAGTTCTCTTCAACAATAATGGATGTTATCGAGAGTGTTTATTTTGACAACAAATATTTCAAAATCATTTTACAAATGACAAAGGAATATTATTCAAAGTACGAATCAACACCAACATTTGATACTCTTGAACAAATTGTAAAATCTGAAATCACCCAAGAACTTGTTGCTAAAATTGTTTTAGACACATTAAAACAAGTTAAAGAAGCTCCATTTGAAGGAGTAACTTTTGTACAAGAAAAGGCTTTAAAATTCTGTAAACAACAGGAATTACAAAAGGCCATGGACAAAGCTCAGAAGATTATAAATGAGGGTGATTTTGAATCTTATGATAAAGTTGAAGGATTAGTTAGAGAAGCTTTGCAAGTTGGAGAAAGAGATACTGGAATAACAGATATTTTTTCTAATTTGGACACTGTACTTGATGAGGATTTTAGACACCCTATACCGATAGGTATACCAGGAATAGACAAACTACTTAAGGGAGGATTGGCTAAGGGAGAGATAGGTGTTATATTAGCTCCTACGGGTGTTGGAAAAACAACCATCCTAACAAAGATTGCCAACACAGCATTTAATCTTGGATATAATGTAATTCAAATATTTTTTGAAGACAATCCAAAAATTGTACAAAGAAAACATTTTACTCTTTGGACAGGAATTGCTCCCGATGAATTAGTAATTCATAAAGAAGAGGTTATGTCTAAGATTAATGATATTCATGATACTATGAAGAATGAATTAATTTTGAAGAAATTAGCTTCTGATAGTATGACAATGAATCAAATTAAAAATCAAGTTAGGAAGATGATTGCTGATGGTACAAAAATTGATTTAATTCTTTTAGATTATATTGATTGTGTATTACCTGAAAGTTCAAGTAGAGATGAATGGAAAGCCGAAGGTTCTGTGATGAGAGGATTTGAATCTATGTGTCATGAATTAAATCTTGTCGGATGGACAGCAACACAAGGTAATAGGTCATCAATATCGTCAGATGTTGTAACAACAGACCAAATGGGTGGGTCAATTAAAAAGGCTCAGGTAGGTCATGTTATCATAACAGTCGCTAAATCTTTACAACAAAAAGAAATGAATTTAGCTACAATCGCAATTACTAAATCAAGAATTGGTAAAGACGGTGTAGTATTTGAAAATTGTAAATTCAACAATGAGCTTCTTGAAATTGATACTGAAAGTTCAGTAACTTTCTTAGGGTTTGAAGAACAACAAGAAGAAAGAAAAAAAGACAGAGTTAAAGAATTATTGGAGAAAAGAAAAGAAAGAGAAGGACAAAAAAATAGGTAAATAAATATCTACTTTTTTTAAAAAAAACTTATTTTTTTTTAATTAAATATGTTGTATAATTGCGTACAACCACATATTTATTATTAAAATCGACGATTTTTTAATAAAAATTACACTTAAAAATTTAAACAAAAAATGGACATTTCAAACAGAATTCTTAGTGATATTACCGTATACATGAAATACGCAAAATATACACCTGAATTAAAAAGAAGAGAAACGTGGCAAGAATTGGTCACAAGAAACATGGATATGCATATTAAACATTATCCAAATTTAGAAAAAGAGATTCGTGAAAATTACATGTATGTTTACAAGAAGCAAGTATTACCTTCAATGAGGTCTATGCAATTTGCTGGTAAACCTATTGAAATTTCACCTAACAGAATTTATAATTGTGCATTCGCACCTATAGATGATTGGAGAGTTTTTTCTGAAATAATGTTTCTATTATTGGGAGGAACAGGTGTTGGATATTCTGTTCAAAAACATCATGTTGAAGTTTTACCCGAAATTCAAAAACCAAATAAAGAAAGAAGTAGAAGATGGTTAGTTGCTGATTCAATTGAAGGATGGGCAGATGCTGTAAAAGTTTTAGTTAAATCATATTTCTTTGGTGGTTCTCACATTGAATTTGATTTCAGTGATATTAGAGCTAAAGGTGCTAGACTTGTAACATCAGGAGGTAAAGCTCCTGGTCCTCAACCACTTAAAGAATGCCTTATTAAACTTGAAGGTATTCTTGATTCAAAAGATAATGGCCAAAAATTAAGACCAATTGAAGTTCATGATATGGTTTGTCATATTGCAGATGCAGTATTGGCTGGCGGTATTAGAAGAGCTGCACTTATCTCATTGTTCTCAGCAACTGATGACGAAATGATTGGTTCTAAAACAGGTGCTTGGTGGGAACAAAACGCCCAAAGAGGAAGAGCGAATAATTCAGCTGTGTTGCTCCGACACAAAATCACAAAAGATTACTTCATGGACCTTTGGAAGAGAATTGAAGCAAGCGGAGCTGGTGAACCCGGTATTTATTTAACAAACGATAAAGATTGGGGAACCAATCCTTGTTGTGAAATTGCTCTTAGACCGTTCCAATTCTGTAATCTTACAGAGGTTAATGTGTCTAATGTTGTATCACAAGAAGATTATAATGATAGAGTCAGAGCGGCTACGTTTATTGGAACATTACAAGCAGGATACACTAACTTCCATTACTTAAGACCAATTTGGCAAAGAACAACTGAAAAAGACGCTTTGATTGGAATTTCAATGACAGGTATTGGTTCTGGAGCTGTTTTAAAATTAGATATGAAATCTGCAGCAAAAATAGTTAAAGAAGAAAATAAAAGAGTTGCAGAACTATTGAACATTAATCCTGCGGCAAGAACAACAACTGTTAAACCAGCAGGAACAACATCATTAACTTTAGGAACATCAAGTGGAATTCATGCATGGCATAATGAATATTACATCAGAAGAGTTAGAGTTGGTAAGAATGAGGCAATTTATTCTCATTTAAAAAATAACCATCCTGAATTAGTTGAAGATGAATATTTTAGACCACACGATACTGCTGTTATTGGTATTCCACAAAAATCACCTGAAGGTTCTATTTTGAGAAATGAATCACCAATTCAACTTCTTGAAAGAGTTAAAAAAGTTCATATGGAATGGATTAAACCTGGACATAGAAACGGAAACAATTCTCATAATGTTTCGGCAACAGTCTCAATAAGAGAACATGAATGGCCTGCTGTTGGTGAGTGGATGTGGGAAAATAGAGACCATTACAATGGACTATCAGTTCTACCATATGACGGGGGCAGTTACATTCAGGCACCTTTTGAGGACTGTACAAAAGAAAGGTATGAAGAATTAATGAAAACACTTCACGATGTAGATTTATCAAAAATTGTTGAAATGGATGATGACACTGATTTGAGTGGTGAGGTGGCATGTGCAGGAGGAGCTTGTGAAGTAACACTTGTATAATTATGGAAAAAAAAATTAAAAATGGGGAGAATCAAGATAAGATTCTCCCTTCCTATTATTACATAGAAGGAAAAAGTATTGTATTTACAGAACAATATCATTTAGATAGAGGTCATTGTTGTGGCTCTGTTAATGGATGCCGACATTGCCCGTATGAACCAAAAGGAATAAAAGGGAATACTTCTTTAATAAAAAAATAATAAAAGTATATTTATAACGTATGGCAGATGGAACTACATATGGTTTAAATTTTCCCTTTAGGGATTCTATGAGAGGAGATTATTTAGAATTAACCCAATTTGAATCTCAAGAAGTTAAAGCAGATTTAATAAATTTATTACTAACTAGAAAAGGTTCTAGATATTTTTTACCAGATTTTGGAACAAGATTATACGAATATATATTTGAACCTTATGACGGATTAACATTTGATGCAATAGAATCTGATATTAGAGACTCAATTCAAAAATACATGCCAAATTTATTGGTTAATAAAATAACAATAGAACCTGCAGATATTAATGATGAAGTTAGTCCTACAAATAGTAGGGATATTGAAGGAGACCAAATGTGGTCCATATATAGAGTTCCTGGTAAAGGAACTGCAGAATACACCGCTAAAGTTAAAATAGATTATGCGACAAACGCATCAACTTTCGCTCAAAGTGATTTCATTATTCTTAATATTTAATATAAATGGCAAATCGTAAAATATCGTATACAACCAGAGATTTTCAGGCAATTAGAACTGAACTTTTAAATTATGCTAAAACATATTATCCTGATTTAATTCAAGATTTTAATGATGCTTCTGTATTTTCTATATTTTTAGATATGAACGCCGCTGTTGCGGATAATCTACATTATCATATTGATAGAAGTATCCAAGAAACTGTTTTACAATATGCCCAACAAAGGTCATCAATATACAACATAGCAAGAACTTATGGATTAAAACTTCCTGGTCAAAGACCATCAGTTTCATTAGTTGATTTTTCAATAACAGTTCCTGCTTATGGAGATAAAGAAGATGAGAGATATCTTGGAACATTAATAAGAGGTTCACAAATTATTGGAGCTGGCATTGTGTTTGAAAACATTTATGATATTGATTTTGCATCTCCATATAATGCTCAAGGTTTTCCAAACAGATTAAAAATTCCTAATTTTAATGCGAATAATGTTTTAATAAACTACACAATAACTAAAAGAGAGATTGTTGTTAATGGTATTACAAAAGTATTTAAAAGAGTTATTGGAGCAAATGATGTTAAACCATTTTTTGAATTATTTTTACCTGAAAAAAATGTTTTAGGTATAACAAGTGTTTTATTAAAAAATGGAACTGAATATACAAATGTACCAACAACTGCAGAATTTTTAGGATTAAGTAATAGATGGTATGAAGTTGATGCTTTGGCGGAAGACAGGGTTTTTATTGAAGACCCAACAAAAGTATCAGACCAACCAGGGATTAAAGTGGGAAGATATATACAAACTCAAAATAGATTTATGACAGAGTATACACCTGAAGGATTCAAAAAAATGACATTTGGAGGAGGAACAAATACTGCTCAGGATGCTTTAAATGAATTTACAACATTAGGTACGACTTTAGAGTTACAAAAATATTCAAATAACTTTTCTTTAGGTTCTACTTTAACACCAAATTCAACTTTGTTTATTCAATATAGAGTTGGTGGTGGATTGGCAACAAACTTAGGTACAAATGTTAT